CTTTCGCGGCGTGATCGCGGACTTGATCCACGGGGTGCCGTCGACGCGCTCGATGACGCGCATGGCGGTCTTGTCGTTGCCGAACTTGAACTCGGTGCTGGTGCTCATCTGCATGGCCTGGCGGTCACCGATGAGGTAGTAGCCGAGGTCCACGAAGTTGATGTCGCCCGCGGTGCCGACGGTGGACACCTTCTCGGTGAAGACGACCGGGCGGCCGAGAATCCGCATGGGCGGGGCCTCTTCGCCGCCGCCGTCACCGATCCAGATCGCCGACCCGCCGGTGCCCACGGACAGGGCCATGGTGGCGAGCTGCGGGAGGGTGTCGATGTGGGCGACCCACACGGCGTTGCCGAGGGAGGAGGGCAGCATGCGGGAGTACGCCTTGACGATGTTTTCCCACACGATGGTCGCGGCGGCCTGGCCGGACTCCTTCGTCACGGACACGGCGGCCGGGGCGTTGAGGAAGCCGAGAGGCTGGCCGACGCCGGTGCCGTCGATGAAAGCGTTGTCCTCGAACCAGAGGAGCGCCTCCGGGTAGGACTGGCTCATGAACTGCTCCAGCGAGATGAGGCTGTCCTGGAACAGCTCGTTGGGGATCTCGCTGTACAGGGTGAGCTTCTTCGCCAGCAGCTCGATGCGGCCGAACGTCGGGGCGCTGTCGGTGAGGGTGCCGCCCTCCTCGGTCCAGTAGCCGGTGATGCCACCGTGGACGCTGGTCGCGTTGCTGGTGGAGTCGATGGTCGGGTACGGGACCATGAGGGTTTCCATGGGCACGACGCGGGCGCGGGAGCGGACGAGGCCCTTCTCCATGGGGACGGTCAGCAGCTCCGAGCGCAGCGACTCGGGGATGAGGAACCCGCCGTCGGAGGGGACCGAGGACCCGAACGCGTTCTGGATTTGCTTGATCTCCGCGCGCGCCGCGAACGCTTCCTGCGTGTTCGCCCCGGCCCACGTCGCGACGAGGTAGTCGGCCCAGCTCGTGAACTTCTTGTCGAGGCCGGCGCCCGGGGCCTTGCGGTTGTAGTACTTCGACCGGGCCGACGGGCCGCCGTTGTCCCAGGTCGGGGCGAGGTTGAGGCGGTTGATGTTGTCGATCTGGTCGCCGCGCAGGGTGTTGGCGAACTCCTGCTGTACCTGCTCGCGGATCTGCGTCGCGATGCTGTCGTCGCTGGTCGCCTGGCCCTTGGCGTAGTCGACGATGAAGTCCTTCAGCGTCTCGGCGTTCTTAACGATGGCGCTGGCCGTCGCGGTGTCGCCGAGCATTTCTGCCAGCTCGTCGGCGTTGCGCGGGATCGTGGGTGTTGCCACTGCTGCCTCCTTCAGGCTGCTTCCGTCGCCGCGCTGGACGCCGACGTGCTGTGGGTGAGGCGGGCCACGACTGCGGCCCACGGGTCGGGTTGGGGCTGGATGAGGCCGGCGACTGCGGCCGCCCACTCGTCCACTGGTTCAGGTGCAGGCTCGATGGGTTCGGCGACGGCCACGGGCTCGGGGACGGCCGGGGCTTCCGGCTCGACCTCAGGCGGCGCCACGGCGGCTGCAAGCTGCGCCGCCACTTCCTCGCCGACCAGGGACCGGATGTCCTCCGACAGAACGGCCTGCTCGGTCTCCTGCGGGTCCAGCCCTGCCGCGATGAGCGACGTGACGGGACCCGGCTTCGGCGTCTCGGCCTTGGCCGGGCCCGTGTAGCCGTAGGCGGTGAGGTCGAACTGCCGCATCGCAGGCTCGGCTTCGTCGGGTGCTGCCTTCTGCTTCCGCGCGGGCAGCAACTCGTCAGCCAGCCCAGCCTCGACCGCTTCCTCGGCCGTATACCAGGTCTCCTTCACCATGACCTGGCGCCAGTCCTCGGCCGTCCCGCCGGCCTTCTCCGCGTAGGCCCCGGCGATGTTGTCCGAGATCTTGTCGAGGAGCGAGGCCATCTCGATCATGTCCTGCGCGTTCCCCAGGCAGACCCCGGCCGCGTCGTGCAGCATCAACATCGCCTGGGGCTGAACGACCACGCGGTCCGCTGCCATGGCGATCACCGAGGCGATGGATGCGGCGATTCCGTCCACTTGCACGGTGACTTCTGAGGGGTGGGACCTGAGGGCATTTGCCACGGCCAGACCCTCGAAGACCGAGCCGCCGGGGCTGTTGACCCTGAGACGGATCTTGGGTGCGGTGATGGCCTTCAGCTCTGCAACGAAGTCGTCCGCGTATGTGCCCCACCCTCCGACCTCGTCGTAGAGCAGGATTTCCGCCTCGTCAGTGGAGACGTTCTTGATCCTGAACCACGGCTGGTCGGTCCGGGCCTGCGCGCGCAGACCGGGGACGCGGTCGGGCAGGTCGATGAACGGCATCAGTCGCCGCCTCCCGTCGTGTTCCACTGCGCGGTGACGGTGCCCCGGCAGCGAACGCCGCCCTGGCACGCGTGATAGGGGCCGGCCCCGTAGGCGGCGGTCACCTCGGCGAGCGTCGCGAAGCTGGTGCCGTCGATCGCCTTGCACGGGCCGCAGGTGTTGGCGTCGTTCTTCTCCGAAGCCACCCAGTGCGCCTCCGGGGCAACTTCGAGGGTGGCGATCCGGCCCACGTTCTGTGCGCGGTGGATGGCGCCGCCGAGCTGGTCGCGCTTGAACACGCCCTTCAGCGCGCGGAGCTTGTCCTTCACCGCGGTCGCCACGGTCTTGCCGGACACCCCGGGTACGAAGCGGCGTACTGCTTCCTGCGCCGCTGATGCGGCGAGTCCGGACGCGATAAGGGAGGCGACCGCGGTGGCGATTGCGTTCAGCTCGTCACCGAAGTTGACGATCATGCCCGGGCGCAGGCGCGCGGTCAGCGCCTCGTCCACCTTCGGCGCGGTCACCTTTACGCCCTGCTGCTTGGCTTCGTCCGCCATCCGGTCCGCGGCCTGCTGCGCCGCACTGCCGAGTGCGGCGCGGATGGTGTCGGCCGCGTCCGTCGAGTCGAGGCTCAGGCTTGCGAGTGCCTCGGTGTCGTTGTCGTCGATGGCCTGCTCGATCTGGTCGCCGAGCTCGTCGATCCAGTCGTCGTCGGTCGAGGCGAGGTCGGTGAGCAGCGTGTCGAGCGCGGCTTCGTGGTCCTGCCGCATCTGCTCCAGCGGGTCGCTGTCCGCGTTGCGGATGGCCGGGACCGCGAACAAGCTGGCCACGCTGTCACTCCACGACGCCTGCGGCGACGCCGACCCCGCTGGGCCAGGGACGTCAGACGGACCCGCAAAGGGAATCTCCGGCAGACCCACCGCGGAAAGGATTCCGGCCGGATCCCACCCTGCCGTGCGCAGCTTGGCCGCAGCGTCCGCGCGGGCAGTGAGCTGCAGGGCCTCGCTCTCGACGTCGTCGGGGATCGGGTTGACGAAGTCGAACTCCAGCCCCTGGCCGGTGGGGCCGAAGAGGGGAAGGAGCCGGTGGTTGAGGGCGTCACGGACGGCTTCGAGGTCGGGGACGACGAGCCAGCGGGCGAACATGACCGCGCCGGCGTCGGCGTTGGAGCGGTTGACGTCGTCGACAGCGCCGGTCATCGGCTTGGGGAAGCCGAACGCTTCGCGGATGATCTCCCTCGACATGTTGCGCAGTTCGGCGAACTGCATGTCCCGCTGGGTGAACTTGCGGTCGACCCACTTCCCGTGTTCCAGGATCGCGACACGGTGGGCGTTGGCGATGCCCTTGTGCTGCTCGTTCCATCGGTCGCGCAGCTCGTCGAACTCGTCATCACCGAGACGGTCGGGGACTTCGATGATCCCGCCGGGCTCCGCCGAGTTGAGGAAGAAGTTGCGGTTCCACTCGGCCGAGTAGCGGGTCGCGTCGAGGTCGGTGAGCAAAGCCTGGACCGGGCCGATGCCTCGGTACGGGTCGGTCGGGTGGGGGGTGCGGATGAAGATGACGTCGTTGATGCCGAGCGCGACCTGCTGCCCGTCCGGGCCGGTGTACATGTAGCCGAGGAGGAACTCCTCAGGGTCCGGGACCGGCTGGATGCGGTCCGGGCGGACCGGCCACATCTCCAGCGGGATGTCCACGCCTTCGACGCGGCCGATCACCCACCACGTCTCGCCCGTCAACTGCTTGTGCTGCGCCCCGGCTTCGACGAACTCGGACTGCGTGTAGAAGCGGTTCGGCCGGTTCCACAGGTCGAGGGCCGCGTGCGCGGCGACCGGGGTTCGGTCTTCCTTCTTCCCGGACTTCGCCTTGCGGAAAAGCTGCCACTCGACGCTGGCCTCGGCCTTGGCGGTGCGGTTGACGATGGCGAAGAGGGTGGAGACGGATCCCATTGCGTCGAGCTGCGAGGTGACGCTGCGGCTGGAGCCGAAGATCCCGCGGCCGTAGGACTGGCTGCGGGAGGCGAAGGGGACGGGGGTGTCGGTGGTGCGGGCGCGAAGGTTGCTGGCTGCGTTGGCGAGGGAGCCGAAGAGCGTCTTGCCCACCGGTTACCCCCGTTCGCGTTAGTCGCTGTCGAGCACCCACTGGAGTACGCAGGTGAGGACTCCTCCGGCGATGAGACCAACGCCCATACCGAAGATATTCCAGCATCCTGCTGTGATGAGTGTAAATCCTCCTGTCAACAGGCTCGCAGGCCGCAAATCTTTCAGATTCTTGGGGTTCATGCTCAGCTTCCTCATCCCAGCCACCTCACCCGCGTGCGCCCACCCAGATCGCGCTCGGCGCACATGTAGCGCAGCGAGTCGCAGCCGTGGTCGTTCTGCTTCACCGGCTCTTCCTTCAGCCCGGCCCCATTGCCCGGCTTCACCGCCCACACGTAGCCCGGGATCTCCTCCGATGTCCGCGTCGGCCGGCCCGAGTCCGCAAGCGTCTTGTCCTCCTCGACGAGGCCGCCGCGCATGATGAACAGGCGCGGCTTGCCGTCGCCTTGCGTCTTGAGGCGGGACTGCACGGCCTGGATCCCGTCGGACACGGTCTTCTTCGCCGGGACAGTGCTCATGCCGAGGTGCTTCTCCAGCGTGGCCCGGTCCTCCGCGTCGTGGTCGGTGATGATCGCGCGGGGGCGCGGCTCGTCCGGGTTCTGCCGCATGATCTCCAGGATCTGCTTCGCATGGTCCTCAGCGAGGCGCTTGGTCATGTAGATCTCGCGGACCAAATAGAGCCTGCCATCAGGGTCTTCACGCCAGTCCTGCCAACAGAAGGGGTTGGTGTACCCCAGATCGATCGACCACCAGCGCGTCCAACTGGCGGGCGGCTCGAACCGGTCGACCATGTGGACGCTGTCGTCCCAGCCTTCGAAGACCACACCCTCGGACGCCACCCACAGCCCGTCGCGCAACCGCAGCCGCCGCGCCCCGGTGAGTGCGTCCAGCTTCGCCATGTACTCGGCGCCCGCCTCGGTGTACGTCCCGTCGCGGTTGACGTAGTGGGGGTTGTCCCGATGCGTCGACGTGATCATGCGCATGATCCCGGCGTCCGCCCGCCGCTTGATCCAATGACTTGGATGGGACGGGTTCGTCGTCAACAGGATCTGACGGTACGTCTTCGCGCTACCCCGTAGACGACTGATGAGCGTCTCGTGCAGGTCGAGGCTGATCTCCACCGCCTCGTCCACGAAGATGCGGTCCAGCTCGGCGCTGAGGAACTTCTCCGGCTTGTCGCCGCCGGCCACCAGGATCGTCGACCCGTTGCCGTACCGGAACGCGGCCGGATCCTTGCCCGAGCCGCCGAACCAGCGGACGCTGCCCTCCGCCAACGCTTCCGCGGCGACCTGCTTCTGGAACGAGACGAGGGTGGTGGACGTGAGCGAGATGTGCGTAGCCCGCAACATCAAGCCCCGCATATTGGGGACTTGCATCGCAGTCAGGTGCATCTTCCAGCACGCGGCCAGCGTCTTGCCTGTGCCGGCCCGGCCGACGGCGGCGACTTCGGTGTCCCGGCAGCGCAGCAGGTCGGCGTTGGCGCCGCGGGGTTCGAAGCGGACCGTGGTCGTCACAC